CCTGCGAAATATTCTGGCGCTTTCAACTTTATTTTCAGTCATGATGGCGACCCACTTGATCCTACAGATCTTATGAGGAAACATCCATATGCCGAAAAAGCCAACCTCAATAACTTCTTCGACAGACTCCCAGATGGATTACAAAAACAAATCATTGAACATAGAAAAGGACAAATGGATAACACTCACGTGGTGTGGACGTCCTATCGTGACTGTCCCTTCTTCCCTCGTAAACTCGAAGCGGAATACAGACTCATAAATAATACTGGTTGGTATCATAAGATGTATCAAATTATGGTTGCAGTTGCTGGTAATGCGGTAAAACGTAAATATCCTATTACATCAAATGAAATTGCTAAGATGTGTCAAGAGCTTGATATGGAAACTGGTAATTGGTATAAGAATCGTCCACTCGATAAAGAAGCAGATCGTGCTCTCGAATACGTATACAAAAATATGTAAAAAAACTATTTACTTTTATGGAAAAATAGTATATAATAGATCTATAAAATGGAGTAATAAATGAAAGAATCTCTTAAATTTCTTCAGCGCTGTGCTGAAATACAAGTCAAAAAATCTAATGACTATCAAAATCCAAATTCACGTGTAAAGCAAGCTGATTACTATCCACGCGGTTGTGCTACTCTTCTTGATACAATGTATGCTAAAGTTCTTCGTATGCAGTCTGTACTCGAAGCTATGGAACATGATCCTGACTATGAACAAAACTTTGAATCACTCGAAGATTCATGTGTCGATCTTGCTAACTATGCTTCTTTCTTTGCTGCTTATATGAATCAAGGTATTGAAGGTCAAGATGGTACTCGTGATATGTTAAACCGACCAGCAAAATTTGAGGTAACTCTTGATGAAACTAGCGATTGATGATATTGGTGGCGAGGTTGTTAAAGAAGATGACCGCTACATTGTAAAAGATAATAAGTTACTTAATAATCTTGTTGTAAGTAGCACTAAGCTTAAGCCAAAGAAAAGTACTTCAGGTCATAGCCATGCTGGCCAAGAAGAAGTGTATTACTTTGTCAAAGGTTCTGGTAAAATGGAACTGGATGACAAAACTGTTAATGTTAAAGTCGGTGATGTAGTTCTTATTGAAGATGGTGTATTCCATCGCGTGCATGCAGGCCCGTACGGATGTTACTTTGTTTGTGTATTTGATGGACGGAGAACACATTGAAAGTAGGATTTACTGCATCAACATTTGATTTACTTCATGCTGGTCATATTACTATGCTTCGTGAAGCAAAGGCTCAATGTGATTATCTTATTTGCGCACTTCAAGTAGATCCAACTTTAGATCGCGCTGAAAAGAATGCGCCAGTTCAAACCATAGTAGAAAGACAGGCACAACTTTCTGCGGTAAAATATGTTGATGAAGTACTTATTTATTGTACAGAAGCTGATTTACTTGATATAATAAACATGTATCCAATTGATGTACGGATACTCGGTGAAGAATACAGGCAAAAAGATTTTACCGGTAAAGATGAATGTCGTAATCGTGGCATTGAATTATATTTCAATAAGAGAGATCACAGGTTTTCATCAAGCGATCTAAGAGGAAGAGTGGCAAATGCAAATGCAAACAGTGAATGATATTAGAAAACATTTTATTGGAGAATTAAATGACGGAGCCTTTACAACAGACAAAACCGGTCAAAATACGATCGAACTACTTGGCGCTTCATTTATCGCAGACGAACCCGCAATCTTTGGAACTCCAAACCAAGAATACATTAATCGAGAAATTGATTGGTATATTTCTGCTTCTACTAACATTCACGATATTTATGACAGGGGGACTGCTCCTCCTGAAGCATGGCAATACGCTGCTGACAATCATGGGAACATAAATTCTAATTACGGTTATTTGATTTTCAGTGATATATATTATAGGCAGTACGATAATGTGCTAACAGAATTACTTGAAAACCCTGATTCTCGTAGAGCATCAATGATATATCAAAGGCCATCTATATGGACAGAGTATAATGAAAATGGTAAAAGTGATTTTATATGCACTAATGCTGTCACTTATTATATTCGCAATGATGAACTACAGTCAGTGGTCCAAATGCGGTCAAACGATGTCGTGTATGGATACAAAAATGACTATGCTTGGCAGCAATATGTTTTAACTACACTTGCCAAAGATCTTGGTATTCAACCAGGATTTATTACTTGGCAAGTACAAAACCTCCACGTTTACGAAAGGCATTTTAATCTTGTCAAGTAAATGGGATATTAGATATCTTCAATTAGCCGAGAACATTGCTTCTTGGTCAAAAGATCCTTCAACTCAAATCGGCGCAATTGCTGTTGGAACCAAAGGGCAAGTATTGGCTCAAGGTTACAACGGCTTTCCACGTGGAGTTGAGGATAGAGTAGAATATTATGAAGATCGTGAGACTAAATATAAGTATGTCGTTCATGCAGAAATGAATGTCATATATAATGCTACATATAACGGTGTTTCTTTAGATGGCGCCACACTATATGTAACTGGCTTGCCAGTCTGTTCTGACTGCGCAAAGGGTGTAATACAGGTCGGCATTAAAAGAGTTGTCATGAAAGAACAGAATATTCCGCCTAAGTGGATAGAATCTTGGAAGACAACCGCAGGTATGTTCGATCAAGCAAAAATAAATTGGGAGTTTATAAATGTCACAGATTCAAGAACGTCATGAAGATTACATGAAACGTCGTTTGCGTGAAGAAGGTATTGGTGTCAATACAGAATACACCAATATGAGGCTTACAAAAGAAATTGAAGAACTTAAAAATAGAATCAAAACACTTGAAACTGATATGGCATATACAGCGTATGCAACTAGCCCAGAAGAACAACGGATATATGATTTAAAGAAATAAGCATATTCCCAGACATGCAGCTGGGTGCATAGGATGAATAACTATACACCTTAGCTTGCCCGCGTACGTCTGGCTCAGACTACGTATAAATGCTAAAACATAATTACCATGTAGTTTAAAACTGAGATATAATATTTCAGAACTACATGGTAATTAGTAATAATATTATGCAAAATAACTGTTTACTTTTTACTTCGTTTAGTTTATAATATACTTATAAATCAGGAGAACACTATATTATGAAAATATTGATTACTGGCATGAATAAGCAACAGTGTACTGAGAACTTTTACAAAACTTCTCAACTGAAGGTTATGCCATCTCACCTTTCTTTGATTGCATGTCTACGAGACATGGGTCATACAGTAGAACAACGTATTGTCACGATTGGTGAAGATCTATCTGAATATGATAGAATCATTTGTTACATCCATAACCCATCCGGTTTTGCAGGATTTGTCTATAATGGGTTGTGGCTAATCAATGAATATCCGGAATGTATTCTTGCTTTTGATGATTGGCAAACAGATAGTATCTACAAAGGTTTGACTGCACTCGAAGATCCTGAGAAACTCTTTAGACCATATGTCAAAGATGGTCATAAGCATGTACCAGATAATATTGAAGATTATCAAAAGCAATTGCTAAGTGGTATTGAGATAGTAAAATCGAAGAAAAACAAAATGTTGATTAGTGCTTTTGCTGGTGGTAATCTTAATTTGTTAATTGACTATCCGAAGGAACTTATGTTCTCTTTTAATCCAAATCCATATCATATCAATCTTTCCTCTAATTTTAATTCACTCTTCGAAGAAAAGCAAAAAGTATTTAACTTTGCTGGTCTGATTCAAGACAAAACAAAGAAGTGGTTGAAAGCACAGAACATTGGTGATTGGCCACTTAAGAAATACGGTTCACGTAAAGATGGTCAGGATCGGGTAATCGAACCAGAAATGGTTAATATCTATGGTCAACAATGGGGTATCCTTATGCCAGGTTATTTCCATGCGGGATCTGGTTGGTGGAGAGCAAGACCTCTACAGGTTGCAGACAGTGGATCGATCCTTATTGGTGATTGGAAAGAAATGGTACTCTATTATGACGATGATGACCTTGCTTCTTTGAAAGCATCTGATGTAATTATGATGTCAGATAAACAACTTGAAGACGTGGCAGCCGCCCAAAAAGAAGCCATATATACTACTCACCCGCTCGATAAGAGCGTAACTCAAGAAGAACTAGGGAGAGTATTATGAAATGCTTAATAGTTGGTGCTGGATTTGCTGGTGCTACAATTGCGCGAATGCTTGCAGACGCAGGTCATAAAGCGGTTGTGATAGATAAAAGAGATCATATTGCCGGCAATGCCTATGATTATGAGAATGAATATGGAATCCGTATACACAAATATGGACCACATTTGTTTCATACTAACAATAAGAAAGTATATGATTTTGTAAGTCAATTTACTGAATGGGTAGATTACAAACATAAAGTCAAAGCGCAATTAAGTGACGGTCAATACGTTACTTTGCCTGTTAATAAAGAAACAAAAGAAATTGTTGGCGAAGAAAATGTTATAGATATATTTTTCAGACCGTATACCTACAAAATGTGGGGTAAAACAATCGAAGAACTAGATCCAAGTATTCTAAAAAGAGTACCAGTTCGAGACGATGATAATGAATACTATTTTCCAAATGATGAGTATCAATGTTTGCCAAAAAACGGTTACACAGATTTGATTAAGAACATGCTCGATCATGAAAACATTGAAGTCATGCTTAATACTTCATGGGCTGATAGACACAAAGTTTACGATGACTATTCACATTGTTTTAATAGCATGCCCATTGATGAATACTTTAAATTTAGATACGGAGAATTGCCATATCGTTCTATTAAATTCCATGATGTGACGTTACCTATGAAAAAGGTATTGCCTACAGGCACTGTTAATTTTACTCATGATGGGCCATATACTCGAGTGACTGAATGGAAAAATTTGCCGTGTCACGGAGACACTGATAAATATACCACTCTTACTTATGAAGAGCCATGTGATTACCAAGATAATAATATGGAAAGATATTATCCTGTCAAAGATGTTGATGGCGAAAACAGAAAAATTTACGAAAAGTATAAAAACATTGTAGAAGAGAATATGACATTTATTGGTAGATGTGGTCAGTATGTCTACGTAGATATGCATCAGGCAATTAACTCTTCAATGGTAACAGCAGAAAAATTTCTAAAGGAAAACAAATGAAAATTGCAATTACAGGATCGAGCGGCTTTATTGGCGGTCATTTAAAAGAAAAACTTGAAAGCGATGGTCATACGATTATTGAATGGGATCGTAAAAACGAAAGTAGAAACATTCATAACTTTGAATTAGAAGGAGCCGAGTTTGTTATTCATCTTGCGGCTGATGCAGATGTACGACGTTCTATCGAAGACCCAGATGCATATTGGCATAATAACGTAACACCAACAACTCGTATTCAGCGTATGTGTCATGAAGCAAACGTACCTCTTCTCTATGCCTCCTCTTCTTGTATTCATGCGTGGCATCAATCGCCATATGGTATTAGTAAGAAAGTTAATGAAGAGACTGCATTTCCCGGTCAAGTAGGATTAAGATTTACTACAGTTTATGGTGGTCGCGGTGCTGGGCGTGGTATGTTTATGGATAAAATTAAAGACGGTAGTCTTAGATACGCTACAAAACATATTCGTGATTTTATTCACATTGATGATGTGATTCAAGCTATTGATCGTATTATGTTGAAGATTACAGATCCAGGTTTGATTGATGCAGCCCTTCGGCCGGCATACGATATTGGTACAGGTACAGGTTATATGGTATATGAACTTGCAATTATTAGAAATCCAGGTGTTGATATTAAATATGGTGATGATTGTGAGGCACAAGATAATACAGCAGATGTTACGCACATTCAAGAACTTGGATTTAAATCGACTATTGACGTAAAAGACTATTTACATTCCTAGTAGAATGTGTTATAATATAGTTATTACAAGGAGAAATATATGAGTATTATGGATAAACTTCAGAAGAATAGTAAGATCAAAGAAACTTCTATTCTTGCCGATTCAAAATTTTTTACAGAAAAAGATATGGTTGCCACCAGTGTTCCTATGATCAATGTGGCACTATCTGGTTCTGTCGATGGTGGTCTAGCGCCCGGTCTTACTGTACTTGCAGGTCCATCAAAACACTTTAAGACTTCGTTCGGTCTTATTATGGCAGCAGCTTATCTCAAAAAACATAAAGATGCTGTACTCTTATTTTATGATTCAGAGTTTGGTTCACCTCAAGCTTATTTTGAACAATATGAAATTGACACGACAAGAGTTCTTCATACTCCAATTAAAAACATTGAAGAAC